TGAAGGATAATTGTATTACCTGTCCGGTGGTTACAGTATGTCCGTTATTAAATGCACTTCATGACAGTATTGTAGTAATGGCTGTAGAATTTGCTGTTGTTACAGATTGCCCCCTTAAGACCTTAATTGATTCAGAGGTTTTAATGATGAATGGTACTGTTTGATGTTAAAAGAGACAAAATTGGAAATAGAAGAATTAATTACTAAAAACTCTGTTTCCGGTGGACGCAATTATATAGTAGGCTATGTAAGCTGTAGTTCCAGATATGAGGGCAGCGAGTTTCATCCTTCTGAAATGCTTAGATTTAAGCCATACTTAATGGCCAAAGACGATGAAGAGGCTAAAAGATTTACTATATTTCTCAGAAATGGCTATCCTGGAGAAATATTCGCAGTTAAGAGGGCTAGATGAAAGTATTAGTGGCTTGTGAATTTTCCGGCATGGTAAGAGAAGCTTTCAGAGCTAAGGGTCATGACGCTTGGAGTTGTGATTTATTACCAACTGAAATACCCTCTGACAAACATTATGTAAACGATGTTATGGATGTCGTTCAAGAGGGTTGGGATTTAATTATAGCTCATCCTCCATATACTCATTTAGCTGTATCTGGCGCAAGGTGGTTTAAAAATAAAAAAGAAGAACAAAAAGAAGCCATCTCCTTCTTTCTTCAGTTTACTAATTATGGCAAGTGTTGTAATATACCCAAGGTTTGCATAGAAAATCCGATTGGTATTATGTCAAGATATTACAAAAAACCCAGTCAAATAATTCAACCATGGCAGTTTGGGCATGGTGAAACAAAAGCTACATGTTTGTGGCTTAAAAATTTACCAAAATTACAACCAACAAATATAGTTGAAGGCAGAGAGCAAAGAATACACAAAATGCCACCAAGTCCTGACAGGCGGAAAGAACGCTCAAGAACATATCAGGGCATAGCAAATGCAATGGCAGAACAGTGGGGTTAAATGAAAGACCTTAACAGGTTAATAGAAAATGAAGATAAACGTAAAGCTGTCTCACTCTTATTAAAGAGTGATTTTAAGTTGTATATAGAAACCCTTTTTCCCTATTTTGCCTATAAAAAGTTTGTGTTCAAACCATTTCATAATCTTCTTATATCAAGATTACAGGATATAGCTAATGGGGAAAACATTAAGCGTAATTTATTGGTAAATATACCTTTTGGTTGTGTATCTGGGGATACAATGATAAGGTACAATAGGTGTAAGTTAGGTCGCAAGAAATCAATTAAAGCATGCTATGAAAGTTTTAACCATATTGGTGCTAAAAATCATCACTGGAACGGAAGAACATATATAAGGAGTTTTAAGGATAATCACATAGGGCTTAATGAAGCTATTGATTTTGTATATTCTGGTAAAAAAATAGTATATGAATTAATATTAGAGAATGGCAATTCTATAAAGGCCACACCTGAACACGAAATAATGACAAGAAATGGATGGAAAGAGCTTATTAGCTTAACTCCAGAAGATGAAGTTATGGTTGACACAATAGAAGAACACCTTAGAATACATGGTAATTATAATAATTTTGGACATGGGGCTCCTGAGTATTCAAAAGTATCAAGCGTAAAGGAAAAAGGTTTAGAGGACACCTATGATATACAGTGTAATAATCCATATAATAATTTTTCTGCTAATGATATAGTCGTACATAACTCTGGAAAATCAATGTTGATAGAGCTTTTCCTCACTTGGTGCTTTGCCAGAAATACCAATATTACCTTTTGTTATGTTTCTCACTCGGATAGACTTATTAAAAAACTCTCTAAAGAAGTCAGGGATATGATTATGTCCCCTGAATATAATAAATTATTTGGTATAAACTTAAAAACTGATGATAAAGCTAAAACCAATTTCTCTTTTGAGGGAGCCAATATCAGAACTGGGCTAACCGCTGGTACTATGGGAGGAGCTATTACTGGTCTTGATGCAGGTGGAATTGATATTAATAATTTTACCGGAGCATTGGTAATAGATGACCCGATAGATGCTGGAAATATAAGATATGAATTATTTAGAGAGGAGTGTATCAGAGCTTATACCGATAAACTTTCAACAAGATGCAGGAATCCAAGAGTTCCGGTTATTGTTATAATGCAAAGACTCCATCAGGAAGACCTTTCCGGTTGGATTATAAAAAACGACCCAGAGAATTGGGATATATTAATTATACCAGCCCTTAATGAGTACGAAGAATCCTTTTGGCCAGAAAGGTATCCAGCTAAAGATATTTTAAAAGAAAGGCTTATTAATCCATTTAAATTTTATTCTCAGTATCAACAAAATCCAGTAGTAGAAGGTGGTTCGGTCATCAAGACTGAATGGTTTAATGAGTATGCTTCTGGCACTATTGAGTTTGAAAGAATATTCATAACATCCGATACAGCTATGAGTAAAAAAGAACATGCTGACTATTCCGTATTCTTAGCCTGGGGCGTAAAAAGTAATTGTCTTTATTTAATTGACGGGCTTAGAGGTAAATGGGAGGCTCCAGAATTAAAACAAAAGGCTCTTGACTTTTGGAATCAGTTTAAGGATTATAGCCCCTATATTAAATGCCATGCTTTTTATGTCGAAGTTAAAGCTTCTGGTATAGGATTGTTTCAGGAACTAAACTCTGGGTATAGTATTCCAATCATTCCTGTTGATAGACAAAAAAGAACAAAGGATGAAAAAATAGGAACGGGTGATAAACTGGCAAGGCTTGAGGACGCATTGCCCTATCTGGAATCAGGTAAAGTTTACTTACCACATGATAAACAAATCTCCAAAGACTTAATAGCAGAGTGCGAAGCGTTTCAGAGAGACCTAAAACACAAGCATGACGATATTATAGACCCCATGGTGGATGCCATAAACAAGGGAATCTGTAATTATAGTATCTCAATTTTGGATGTGTTATAAGAAAACAAGAAAGGTTAGACAATGATAGTAAGAGAATGCCCTATTTGTAATAAAAATAGAACTTTTTTAATGAAACTTTTTGGTTTAATTTATACATGTAATGCCCCGCATACCCCCAGACCTATTCCTCCAAAAAGAATAAAATAAGTGTTATAATTAAGAAATAAATAAAGGAATATTGTTTTGGTTAATATTTATCCAGATAAAGAAAATAATGCAAATATTTTAACAAATGCAATGGAAAAAGAGCCCGAATTACTATTAAATGCATTAGGTGATTTGGTAGATTTGCAAATGGGTTCTCCTTATAATAATATGGGTAATGCCCCTATATCTCAAACCGATGGTATTGCCTATAACAATAGATATGATTTTATAAGTAATGATAGACTTACCTTAAACTATTTTTACGCCACCAATGGAATATTTAAAAGAGTTATAGATGTTCCAGTTCTTGATGCCTTTAGGAGCGGTGTTAGGGTTAAAACCAAAGAATTAGACGGGAAACAGCTTAAACAATTACATTCCTATATGGAAAGAAATACCATTATCGATACACTGGTAAAGGGTATAATATGGGGTAGGCTGTTTGGTGGTGGTGGTATAGTTATTACTGTTAATAATCAAGACCCTAAAAAACCATTTAAATACGACTCTATTAAAAAGGGAGACCCTATTTGGTTTTATGCAGCAGATATGTGGGAGCTGTGTGATTCTAACTTGAATTATTCAAACCCCTATTTAAAACAGGATGTGGATGTTCCATATAATTTATATGGTCATGATTATCATAAATCAAGAGTATTTAGAATTATTGGCGATTATGCTCCATCCCTAATCAGGCCAAGATTTAGAGGTTTCGGAGCAAGTAAGGCAGAGGGTTTAATCAGGAGTGTTAATCAGTATAACAAAATTTGTGATGTTATATTCCAGTTGTTAGACGAAGCCAAGCTGGATATTTACGGAATAAAGCATTTTAATGCCTCACTGGCTACCCAGACCGGAACACAGGCCATACAGAGAAGGATACAGCTTGCCAATATGTTAAAGAATTACCATAATGGTATAGCAATGGATACAGAAGATACCTATAGCCAAAAGCAACTTACATTTTCAGGATTAGCTGAAATGATGCAACAGGCAATGGTTTATCTTTGTGCCGAAACCGGTATTCATGAACTTAAGTTATTTGGTATAAGCTCTTCGGGATTTAACTCTGATGAAACCAGTCTCGAAAATTATAATGCCATGGTTGAATCAGAAGTGCGTTCAAAAAATAAGTATACAGTAATTGAGGTTATTGGACTAATTTGTCGTTCCCTATTTGGTTTTGACCCAGAGGATTTAGATATTGAATGGCAGCCGATGCGATTAATGACTTCGGAAATGGAAGAAAAGGTTAAAACTGAAGAATTTACCAGAATTATGGAATCATGGGACAGGGGATTAATAGATGACAAAGAAGCTGTTAAACAGATAAATTATAAAAATCTTTTACCATATCATATTGAAAGCATGCCTAAAATTATTTCTAAAAAACAAAATCCAGAAGATAGGATAAAAAACTCCCTGGATATAGACTGGTCTTTAATGAAGAGAAAATTTATGTTATTATGGAGAAAGATAGTTAATAAGATTAGGAAATTCTAATGACTAAACTTCAGACAGAAAAGAGATATGGCTGTTCTTTTTTACAAGAGGGTCTTGCTGGTTATTCTGATGAGTCCATGAAGATATACCTTAAAAATGAAACCATAGCCAAAATGGCAGATTCTTATTGTGGTAAACCTGTAATGATAAAACATAAGGGTGAGGGAGACGATGTAAAGCGTGGAGTTGTTACATCTGTTGAATATGATGCCTCTTTAAATTGGTGGGTATTAACATTTTATACAGATGATAAAAAGGTTTCTCAAAAAATAGACGAAGAGGGATGGGTTGTCTCATGTGCCTATGAAGCCGTATACGGAGAGGGTGGAAGCCATAACGGTATCGAATATGATTACGAAGTTATTGGTGGCACCTTTGACCATTTAGCAATAGTTCCTAATCCAAGGTACGAAGAAGTGCAAATATGGAAATTAAATTCAGGAGATGATATAATGAAATCAGGTGATATAATTAAAGGTACCATTGGAAAGATTCTAAATAGTATAACCAAACAGTCGGAGGATAAAGACTTGTTAGATAGGAAACTTGTAGACCCGCAACTCATTAAAATCAACAAAGATGACAAAGATGCAAAAATCAGTGTAGATGGTCAACTCATTAACGCTTCCGATTTATCAGAAGCAGTAAAACTGTTTAACGCCAAAAAGAATGATGATGATTCCGACATGCAAAATGACGACGATGACGATGACAAAGGTATGTCTGAAGATAAAAAAAATGACGACGATGACGATTCCGATAAAAAGAATTGCAATCCTAAAGGTCGCAAGCACAGCAACGATGATGACGACGATGACGACAAAGAAAAAGACGAACCTAAAAATAAAAAAAATAAAAAGAACAAAAAAAATAAAAAGAATGCCCTAAAAAATTCCTATAATAATCATATTGCTGATTTGCAAGCTGCAATAAATAATATGAACTCTTCTGATAATTATATCAGAGAACCCCACTCCCTTAAAAAAGGTCTTGAGCTTGGTAGTGAATTATATTAATTTCAATATTAAAGGAGAAATAATTAATGTCAACTTTTCTTAACCCTTTCCAAATGAATCAGTTTCAGCCTCAACCACTGGCTGGAACAATATCTTCTCTAGGTCTGTCAACAGTAACAAGACCTTGCAGAATAGCACAGGCTCAAGGCTCTTCTGTTGCTGCATCAATGGCTGTTACATTAGCAGATACAGCTTCGGGCATAGCTGAAGTGGTTGCTGCTACTAGCCCTACTGATAAAATTTATGGCTTTATAGCTTACGCTAAAGTTCAGAACGTATATTCAGCCGGACAAGTTGTTCCCGTAGCTCAGCTTGGTTGTCAGATGTGGATGGTTGCCAAACAGGCAATATCGGTTGGTCAAGAACTTGAATATGACCCCGTTACCGGAAAAGTTGTCCCTCATACATCTGGTTCAAATACTGTTATAGGTTTAGCTGAAAGTAAAGCCGTAAATCCTAATGATTTAGTAAGGGTTCACATAATGGTTCCTACGATATTTCCAGAGTTTTCCGTATAGTTATTAATATAGAAAGAGGTATATACAGAATGCAATCACATAGAATAAACGCTCAGGGCATCTATGACGGAAACGGAAGAAAGGTCGTAGATTTTAAAAAAGAAACACCCGAAAAGATTAACGCTAGTGTTAATATGTTATGTAACTCCGACGGCATGGGTAAGCATAAAAAACTTATTCAGAACTCTACTGAACTTGGTGCGGAAATTGTTATCACTAACCTTACTTATATTAGGAAAGAAATCATAGAACAAAAATTCTATGAAATTAAACCAAGCGTATTCGTTCCCATAGTTGTAGGGGAAGGTGCTTTTGACACACATACAACTGTTTACAGAAAATTTAAAACTGGTCAGCTTAATGAAGCCGGCATGTCTGGAACAAGTGCTCCTTATGTATCACAGGAAAATTCAGATTTTGCGATTGATTCATTAACAATCAAGCATAACAAGTTCGTTGAAGCATATACATACGACCTATTTGAAATGAAACAGTTGGCAAAAATCCAGTTCCAGGGCAACCCGATTGCGTTCAAAGAAGAAGTTAGAAAAACCATGTGGGATTTAACTATTCAGCAAACAGCTTTCTTGGGTAGTGCTATAGACCCTGCTATTAATGGTCTCATGAATTTGGATAGCCAGGGTGTAACAGTTGATACAATCACCCTTACAGACCTTCTTTCCAATTTGAGTACAGATGACTTCTGTTTGTTCCCTGGAAAAATATTATCACTCTATCTCCAGAACACAAACTTTACTGCGATGCCCAATGTTTTCACAATTCCGACAATGGATTGGGTAAGACTAAATCAGGCAGTATCTCCGGTAGCTCCATTTAATACAAGACTTCAATATATGACACACCTTTTCAATGAAGCACTTGTAGGGTTTGCTGCTGCTCAAGGAAAACCTGCTCCAGAATTTAAGATTCTCCCTCTTGTTTATGGTGATAAAGATAAAAACAATGGTGGAAAAAACAGATATTGTTTATACAATAAAGACCACAAAACTCTTCAAATGAGTATTCCTCTTGATTATACTACAACTATCATAGATACATATAACGGATTTAACTATACTTCAACAGCTTATGGTCAATATACAGGTATTCTTGTAACAAAACCACAGGAAATCTATTATCTTGACAATACAGCTTCCCTTAGCTCATAATTCCTTTCCTTTCTTGTTTTGTTTGTGTTTACAAAATGGGGCTAAATGCCCCTTTTTTATTTTTATTTAACATTTGTTTACAAAGTATTCACTTTTGCATTCAAATGGTGGATAATAAGATTAATATGTAATGGAGGTATTTACATGTCAATAACAATTTACAACAAAGGAAAGAACACCATTATTACATCTGCTGGAAGACTGGTTCCTGGGGACAGTATGGACTTGCCGACAGAAGAGGCCAAGAAGCTTGTAGGTATGTATCCTAAACAGGTTAGTGATACCAATTCGGCATCAGTACATGCTGGACTTATAACCCAACTACAGCTAGATAATGGGGCGATGAAAGAAAGTCTATTAAGGCAGGAATCAACTATTAAGGCATTAACTGATAAAATAACGGAACAACAAAAAACCATTCAGGAGCAAGTAGATTACATTAAGCAATTAGAAGAAGAAATGGAAGACAAGGAAGAAGTTCTGTTAGGGCAATCCAAAACAGAATCTATTCCTGTTGAACAAAATAAGAAAAAATAGGAAATTAAATAATGTTTTATGTAGTTAATTGTATAACCCCAAGTGATTTTAAAGAGTTCTTTATTGACGATTTTGATTATTTATTGGTATCTGATTGTCATATAAAAAGAGCTTTCATGGAATCCAAAATGCAATTTAACCCAAGTTTGTTTGAATGGCCTGAAGAAATAAGGGTCGCATTCTTCTATTTGTCCGCCCATAACCTTGTTCTTAGTTTGAGAAATTCTGATACCGGTGTTAGGAGCACAAGTCAGTTACCAGTAACGAGAAGAACGGTTGGTAGTATTAACGAAGAATATTCTGTGCCAACATATCTGTTAAATAATCCAATACTTAATGGTTATCAACGTACAGAATATGGGATGCAATATCTTGCGATTATAGCTCCAAGAATAATTGGAAATGTTCGACACACCCAGGGCACAACCCGTATAGATTAAGGAATATAATGTCTAACTTGGAAGTAAAATTAAATTCCAAAGTATTGGGCGATTTAACTAGAGAATTAACCAAAAAACAGCATATAGAGATTGGTATATTCTCTGGTTATCATACTCCTAAAACTCAAAAATATAAAGTTAGACAGAGGGTAGAAGGTAATATCTCAAATGCAGAGGTTGGATATGAGCATGAAACCGGAGACCATTTACCCAAGAGGAGTTTTCTCTTATTCCCGCTGGTGTTCAAGGGTAATGAATTACTTATGTTTTTCAGAGACCCAGTAAAACACTTCAAATTTATAGCTGAATATGGTCTTAGTAAATGGCTCGCCAAATTAAATAAAAGCTGTTTAGGGATTATAGATTCAGCCTTTGAAACAGGGGGATTTGGTTTTTGGAAAGCCCTATCTCCTTTAACTGTAAGATTAAAAGGGCATGCCCAAATATTACTAGAAACCGGTCAGTTAAGAAAATCAATAAAGGGCTTTATAAGGGGTACTAATGGATAATAAATACTCTAAAAAAGGATATATGCCACAGGTGGGGACTATAGCGTTCTCTGGGTGGTTTCAGGATATGTCCTTCATAAAAGAGCATCCCTTTATAGATGATAATGGGGAGGCCAATATAAAGGAGGAAATAGTTAGGTATTACGGAACATTTCAGCCATTAAAAGGAAGAACTCTTGAAATTAAAAGTTATGAACAAAGAGCATGGGCTATAATGCAAATCCACTCTACAACAGATTTAAGCCTATCTAATGGAGACAGAATATCTTATAATGATAAAAAGTATAAAGTTATGACTGTTTTTGATTATAATTTAAACGGTTTTTACGAATATCATGTAACCGAAGACTTTAGTAAACCTATCCTTGGTGTTGATATAATTTAAGAAAGGAAAGATATGAATATTGAACAAATTGTTTATGATTGGTGGGTTAAAAATGGTAAAGGGTCCACTTATAAATTAAGACATTTATACAGAAGCGAAGAAAAAAGAAACAGGTATGGACTTCATATTCCAAATTTAAGCGATGATGTTATTGACAAAATGATTGTTAAATTTAGGGGTGGATATGTTCCTATTGAGCGTATGGGAGAACTGTCGGAATTTAAGGGGTGCACCACCATTGATGAACCAAGGATTAATAAATTCAAAATATTATATTTTGATATCGAAACTACTTCTTTCGGTGCAGACTTCGGAGAAATATTAATGTTCTCTTATTGCTGGAATGATAACATTGAAGATGTTAGAAATATTAGCGTTTTAGATTTTCCCGAATGTTTTGAACTCACCCCAGAGAGAAGCGATTTACCGGTGGTAAAAGAATTGGTTAAGCTTATTAATGAAGCAGATGTAGTTGTTGCTCATTACGGTAGTAAGTTCGACCTAAGATTTCTACAGGCAAGGCTTGTAATACATGGGCTACCCATAGCTGATATTAAATGGGCTAAAATATTTGATACTTGTATCACCTCAAGAAAAAATCTAAAACTTCAATCCAATCGTCTTGATGCCGTAGCTGAGGCTCTTGGTATAGAACAAAGGAAAGACCATCTTGATAAAAAATACTGGAGGCGTTCTCATTGTATCGGTAATAAATATTTTGAAGATGCTATACTCAAAATGATTGATTATTGTAATCAGGACGTAGTGGTTTTATATTATATTGCCAAGAAATTAATGCCATTAACTCGTCATTTACCAAGTTATCAAGCCATAGCCAATGTTGACCATGCCAAAGTATGTAGAATATGTGGTAGTGAGAACTTGGAATCGAATGGCTTTGATAATACAAAGGCTAATAAATATACCCGTTACCAGTGTAAGGATTGCGGTGCCTGGCAAAGAGCCGTAGTTCCGGTTAATAAGGTTGCCCCAGAAAAACGGACAATGTACTAATATGAATATAGAGATTGAATCACTTCTTGTTAAAATACTAAAACATGAATTGAATTTACAACAGAATCAAATATTTATTTATAATCAGGACTTTACTCTGGAGAAAGCTTTTTCTCCAGAAGTTCTGGTAAATATGCCTAATTTGTTTTGTTGTGTAGAGTTTTCCATGCAGGATATTATCTCCAATAATGTAAACTATTATTGGGATAGTAGTGGTAATATGATTCAATCTAATAATACAAATACCAAGGAAACTATTATTCTTCATTTTGCTTCAAGGACAAAAGAGGCCAGAATAAGAAAGGTTGAAGTATATCAAGCAATACAATCCTTATATTCTGAACAAATGCAGGAATTATATCAATGTAGAATATTTCAAATTCCAGACACTTTGTTTTCTGGTAAAGCAGCTAAAACCAGAGAGTATTCTTATGTTCAGGGTCTTGAGGGTGGGGTATTAATTTACTATTTTAATATTATTCTTTATGCAAATGTTTGGTATAAAAAAGAAAAAATAGTAGACAGCTATTATGATGCTTTTAATACAGAAGTATTTACAAATGAACATGCTCTGGAAACAGATACTCCAACTTTTTCGTTTGATATTCCCTCTTCTTAAAAGGCTAAATTTAATGTATAATGATATAAGATTATAACGGAGGTAGCTATTGAATGACAGTATTAAATATTTCAAACGTCATTAATATTAACGTACAGGAAGCCCAATTAGGAATAGCAACTAAAAATGCAAACAATGTTGTTTTGTTCTCCAACGAAGCTCCTAATTTCCCAGAACCGTTTATATACTGCGTGGACCCCTATGCAGCAGCTATTGGCTTTGGCGTAACTTCATTAACTTACCAAATGGTCAATGCTTTATTTAGTCAGTCCCCAAATATATTATCAGGGGATGGACAACTATCTATAGTTCCATTACTCGATTCAGTCAGTGCTACTTCTGGATATGTAACACTTCCTGGTGTTAATGCCAATGTGTCTAATTTCAATGCCGTTACTAATGGTTCCTTTAAAATAACCATAGATGGTTATTCACCTATAGTTATTACCGGACTTAACTTTAAAAATATAGTTACATTACAGGATATCGCTAATGTGATACAAAACTCACTTCAGGATGCAATTGTTACAGTAGTAGACAATGGAAGTGAATTAGTTATTACCAGTAAAAAGGTTGGTTCTTCTTCTGGTATAGTGTTATCAAGTAATTCCACCGGTATCGATATAACAGTAGGTACCCTTCTTGATATAGCTACAGTGGTAACATCTAGTGGAGCAAATGCAACAGGAGAAACAATCTCTTCTGCTATAACAAGAACACAGGGTCAGGTTCAATATACTGGAGTCTTGACTACTTTGGTACAAGATGATTCTGCTGCTGAGGCTACAATGGCAACAGTTAATGGTTTAGATTTAATATATTATCAACCAGTATCCTCATCTTATGATATTTCTGGGCCTGGACTTGGTGCTTATGCGGTATCCCACACAGATAATAAATCCAGGATTCTTGGTTACACACCAGGTGTTGTTCCTGCATTAATTATGGCTGCTGCTGCCTGTGGAAGGGGTCAATCAGTAGACTTTACTGGAAGTAATACCCTTCTCACCATGAACCTTAAAACTCTTACCGGAATAGGTGCCGATGAGGGAATTAATCAAACTATATATGATGGTGCTGCCGCAAACGGAGTAGACCTTTATGTAGATTACGGTGTTCCCGCCTATGTAAGCAACGGGGCTAATAATTACTTTGATGCAGTTTATATTCAGTTAGCCCTTAAATTCTTCTTATAGTCTGCCGGTTTTGCTTATCTAAGACAAACAAATACTAAAATACCACAGACCGAACAAGGTATGACTGGATTAAAAAGTGCTTATGGTCAGGTTATGAATCAGTTTGTGGTAAATGGTGCTATAGCTGCTGGATTACAATGGAATAGTGGTACTACCTTTGGAGACCCGCAAGACTTTCAGAGAAATATTACAGATTTTGGTTATTATATATATAGTCAGCCGATAGCAAATCAATCACAAACTTTAAGAAATCAAAGAAAAGCTCCTCTTATTCAAATTGCTTGCAAGTTGGCTGGTGCAATTCATTCTTCTGATGTTATTGTAAACGTGGAGGCATAATTAAATGGCTGGTATTGTAAACTTAGTCGGTTCAGATACTATTGTAATAAATAATCATGTTATAGTAGACATTCCTGATGCCGATATTGGTGTCTTGACATTTCCTAACGAAGTCTGGGCTGCCAAAAAGGGTAAAAATGGAAATACTATTTTTGCTTACAATGTAGAAGGAGAACTTGTTGATTTTGTTCTCAGGGTTCTTCGTGGCTCCGATGATGATAAGTTCCTTAATTCTCTACAGGTAGCAGATAGACAAAATCCTGCTCTTTCATTGCTTGTTGCCGGAAGTTTAACCCAACAGGAAGGTGATGGAAATGGTAATGCTACTAATATAAACTATGCTTTATTGGCTGGAAAAATCTCTAAAGGTATAGAGGGTAAGACTAACGTATCGGGTGATACTGAACAAGCTGTAGCAACATATCATTTCAAATTTGCTGAGGTTCAAAGACAGATAGTATAAAATAAGGAAGGGAATAAAATATGGAATATACCACAGATAAAGGTATTACTGTAGTTATAAATAAAGCCCCTTTTGGGTTACAGGGTAAACTTAAGGCTGCCATAGCTCAAGGTTTCCTTGATAATAAAATAGACCTAAAAGAAGATTTAGACCCACTGTCTATATCTGCCAAGGTAATGCTTGTTATAGAAAGTTCAGAAGCATGCCAGAAAGCATTATTTAATTGCCTCGAAAGGTGTACCTATAATACTATTAAAATAACTTATGATACTTTTAATGACGAAACTGCCCAAGAAGAATATTATACCATTCTAAGCAAGTGTGTCGAGGTTAATCTAAAACCTTTTTTCAAGGGGCTCAGTTGACAATAGTCAACGAAATAAAGCCCCGATATAAAATACCTAAAGTAAAAACAGATTTAGAAGAATATCAGCTAATCGCACTTCAACTACAAAAAGCATATGGTTGGAGTTATAATGATGTTATGAATATGGATGGAGAAGAAGTCATGATGACTTACCATTATGAAGCGTTCTGTCAGAAAATGGACTATAACATCCAAGAGTTAAATAAGCCGGAAGGACAATAGTAAGTTGAAAAAGGTTTCAGAAAATTAAATAATATTATATGTGGGGTGTAATTTGCGTATTGCAGAATTATTTGTTGATATAAAATTAGGAGTCGAAACCGATAAATGGCTCCGCTTTAATACTGGTGTTACTGCTCTCGGTACAGCCTTTACCGGCGTGAAAAACATTATAGACGATGCTATAAAAGGTTTGTCTGATTTTATGGGTAAAACCGTTGATACCGTTAATGGCCTACAGCAAATGAATCACCTCCTTGGTTTAAACACCAAAGAGATACAAAAATGGCAACTTGCTGGTCAATTATCGGGAATAGGTGTAACTGCACAAGGGGTTTCTCAGGGCATATCAGGCTTAACCAAAAATTTAGCATTACTTCGTTTAGGAATGGGTAACGTACAGGGCTGGAACCTATTGGGGATATCAGCATTAGGTAGTAATGACCCTATTCAGATGATGGATAAAATAGTAGCCAGATATAAACAGTTAAAACCTGGTAGTGATGAAATAGCAAGGTTTGAGCAAGCTATTCAAATGCTTGGTGGTAACGATGATGTTTTGGCTGCTATTCAAACCATGGCCAGCGGAGATAAATTCAGCAATGTGTATAAAAATCTTATATTAAGCCAATCTGATTTAAATAAAGTAACAGAAGCCAATAAACAGTTTGTTTTATTTGGTTTAACTCTTGATAATCTTAGAAATAAAGTCATGGCTGGAATAGCTCCAGATTTAACCAAAATGTTTACTGCCGTAAATACTTATTTGGTATCACATCTTCCAGAAATAATAAAGTTTATAGATGGTATTATTAAAAGTATAATAAACCTATTTGAACATCCAGAAAAAATTAAATTAT